TGCTGCTCACTACTATACGCCGCCAAACTTTCGTACTCTTCCTGAGCCTGATTTGCTTGGCCAGCTAGCTCGATCCACTTCTGAGTGTTAACCTCCTGCTCCTTTTTGAGCTTTGCGATTTGAACACTAAGTGTGTTTTGGACACTAGGGTCTGAGGTATTGGACAACCTTCTTCGCAAGTCGTCTATAGCAGCGGTTGTTGCGGTCATGACCTTGTCAGCAGCCGAGGCTTGAGCTGCCAGATCCTTTCGAGACGCGTCCGCCGAGTTCAATTGCACAACAGCTTGACCGTACAACTCACTAGTGTCAGGTACAGATCCATTTAGTGTCTTTACGCTGTACCCAATATTGATGAATGCCAGGTCTGCTCTGCCCATCTGACAAGCACACTTGTCATCATTCGGTAGCGTAGCATCTTCTCGCACTGACATCTCAGCTAACGTGAGGGCCCGTGACAGCTGCCCTGCCTCTACGCTAGGTGCAGTCTTTATGCCCGACCCTAATGGAGCCGACTCCACGAAGTTCTCTTTCGTATCGTCAAATTGAGGCTTCTTCTGACCATCGGTACCACCAGGAACCAGGATGCCCGCTGTCTGTAGGTCCTCAGGTTGCATTCGTGCAATTGCATCCGCAGGATTGGCATAGGCCGAGGCCACTGAAGTAAGCCCCTGAGACTGTGCAGTCAAAGTGGCAAACAGGTCTCCACTTAGAGCAAACTGAATTCCTGGGTTTGTCCTAGTATTCGTACCTCCGCTCACATTCTCATTCAGAATAAGCGACCCATCTCGAAGAGCAACGCCTCTCCCATACCGGAAGTGCCCGATGACCTCGAAGCCACGCTCATCCGAGACAGGACGGACCATCGTGGTCCCTCCCTTAAGAGGGTTGTCCTTGGCATTTACCTCATCCGTGTCTTTCGTGACCGTGATATTGGACGCAGGAATTAGAGCAAATTGAGTGACCACCTTGCTCTTGTCGTGAGCATACACGTAGGAGCCTGAGGACGTTACACCGTACTGATACTTGTTTTGCCCGTGCTTCAGTAGCTGACTCATGACATCCGTAGATGTGAACGCGTTTAGGGTCTTTATCAGATTTTGCTTTTGTGTGTTCTCTACTTTACCCTTGTTTGCTGTCTTTACTTCGGGGTTCTTCCCTGGGGGCTTCTGGCCTGCAATACCCGCATAGGCCTTTTCGCTCAGCTTGTTGTCGAATGGTCGAGTATACACCATAACAACATTGGGATACCCTACAATCCTGCCTGTCTTAGGGTGACGTAGGATTAGAGGCTCGTAAGCATCGGAAACCCTAGAGTCATCTACCTTAATTGGAGGAAAGGTTGCAGCGTCCCCCAACTCCAACTCAAAGGTCTTGCGAGCTAGTTCCTTTGTATTGGGGGGGCCTGGGTCCCCCGTGTCCTTCTTAGCCTTTGTAGGGTTCTGAGGAGAGGAGATGGAAAGAACAGCATTCTTGTCCTTCTGAGCCTTACTCGCATTCTTGTCGTTAGCTGCCATGAGTTTCACATAGGCAGCCTGAGCTTTCCGAAACGCAGCATCCGATGTATCCCCTGTCATCTTCAGCGAGGATATACCCTTAGGAGCCTTGAACTTTTCACGACGAGCCGTCAACTGAAGGGTAGTTGAAGCTCTCCCACCGAAGGCTATGTTATGGCTGATCCCCTTGATGTACCAAACCTGGTCCTTTGCCGCAATGTAGATAGGGTACCCTATCCGCAACTCAGGTCGAATGGGAATCGTAACCGTACCTTGATGCCGTCTCGAATTAAGTCGGTCAAGGATGTCTAGCCCATGGTAGTACATCATGAGCGGGTCGCCCATGAATTCCGAGTTGTAGGTGTGAGGCCTCCAACCGTACTTACGTAGAAGGTGGTAATCCGTCACTGAAGTAGACGGAACCATCTCCTCACTAAACCCATAGTCTACGTTTCCCCCGAAACTACCTTGCAGAGATATCTGAGTGACTACCTCAGCTTCGTTCTCCGAGAAGTTCCAGTCGATAGTGTCGATGTCTTGAATCCAAGACACTGGCTTGTTAGAGATGATGTCCAGGTTGTAGAATGGGGGCTTGAAGACGATGTCCCCCGTCACATCCATATAGAACTCAAATCCGATGGCCTCTTTACAGGCGTTCGCGATCTCAAGTTTGGTTTGGTATTCCGACTGCCAAAAGTTGATTTGACCCGCTTGTGCAAACTGGGTTCGAAAGGCGGTCACCCCAGGGTCAGTAGGGTCGAAGATTAACTGCGTAGCGTTAGAACCTCCCTGAGGGTTACTGTTCGCATTTCTTACTGCGGTAGCCGCGATTGGGGTTCGTGCTCTACCAGTCTCATAGGCTTGAGCAATCGAGTCTCCACGGACTGCAACACCGTTGACTCCATACAATAGTAGGTTGGATCGGATCCGACTGAACCTACTCGCCCAATACAGCATAATGTCCCCTAGTACTGCACTAAAGGTACTAGGTTGACTGGCCTCCTTACTGAGGTTAACGAGGGACCCGGTACCGATAATGACATCCCCAAACGCCATATTTGCTAAGGTATATATGGCATCATAGGGGTTAGTGCCAAAGAAGACGTTACCAAAGATGTTACTGCCAGCTTGAGGAGTTGCCCCAAACGCCGGGTTCACGTTCATCCTGCAAATTTCCCACCACTTCAGGATGTCCGCACATTGAATGGTGACCGTATGCTCCCCTGAGGAGTAGCTATCACTCACCTCAGTGATAAGTCCCCAGAAGATAGGGTAGTATTGAGGAAGCCCCTCAAGAAGGTAGAACCCCTTCGCAAAGATCTCCACCTCCATCATCGCAGTGACTAGCGGAACGCCATCGAAAAAGAAGTCGTCGACTACATGTCGAGGTACAGACATCGTAATTGACGCGCTCCCAGGAACGCTGTCTAAACTCAGGTCCACTTGGAGTTGAGTGATGTACTTACCGAAGTCAAATCGTTTCTTGCAACTCCCACACCCAATGATGTCCACCTCCCCATTGATGTAGACCAATGCATCTGGGGCCATGACCACTGTGGGTCTGACATTTGGTTGGTAAGTACCTTGAAACGGACTTCGTGCCATAATTCCCTATCACTCAATCAATTGAGACCTACGAAGCTTTGCTAACTCAGGAGAGGTCTTCGTAGCTGCACTAACTGAGGGGTCTATAGCAAGGTCCTCACCTCTGGACGCTCCTGCACTTGGCCCACCAAGCCATCCACTGGGGTTGTACAATTGATCCGCCCCAACGGGTTTGTCCGGCATTGGGATCCTAGCATTTGATTCCTCTACAGTACGATTAAATTCGTCTACACTTGCGTCTACACTAGTGTCTCCAGAGGTAAGGGCTCTAGTCTGCTGAGTCTTACCCTTCGTGTTATCTGGTCTGTCGAGTAGGAACGTGGCACGAACAGTGAACTGAAAGTTGTACTCTAGTGTGTAGGGTTTGTCATCCGCTTCCGTGAGGTTGAAGCTATCAAAGCTACCCACATACATGATATCGTCGTAGTAGATGTAGATAGAGCCCACCATAGACAGTCTAGCGAGTTCCGTACCGTCAAGGCTTTTGGTGTAGATCCCAGCGTTGTTGCGATACAACAACCAAAGGGATAGTAGGTTATGGTAGCTAGCCGAGAAGTTCCTGGCAACTCTTGTTAGGCCTGGCCCCTCCCCCTCAGCGTTTGGATTGGGGGAGTTTGCGTCAATAGCAAAGAACCCTGCGACCTTACCCGAAGCCTCTAGCTTGTCTTGCCCCTCACCCCAATGCTCAATAATTGGTCCGTTCCTAGTCCAATTCCCATCCGCAATGACTTTCTCACTACTTACCTTGAAAGTTGCTGGGTTCACGAGTAGTCGCAACGGAGGAGTGTCTCGCATCTGCTGGATAGCTATCGTGGTCGCCTTTATCTCAGCCTTTTGAGCAGACGAGAACTTGGCACCTAGTTCCGCTTGCCTCTTCGCAAGCTCTTTCCCAGCCGTCTTCGAGTTATCACTCTTGGACTTGCTAGCATTTGCACTTCCTTTGTCTACCCACTCCCCATTCGTGTTTTCCGCCTTTGGGGCAGGTGGGGCTGGGGGAGTGTAGTTACCACCAGCTC